GGCATTTCCCGCATTTGCTAGTTCATTAGAAAAGAAACAACCAACAGTTCCAGCATACAGCCTTGCAGCGATGGGTTGTATGATACTCAGAGAATGTACAGAAGGAGTCGAACAACTTACACCAGATTCCACTACACTTTCTGATCCATCTTTTGATCCATTTAGAGAAGAGATCAAAAGTATTTTAACTGCTCTAAACAAAGTTAACGTTTCAGTATATATTGGGGAAAGTAGATACTTTACACCAAGAACAGTGGGGTTATATAAACCAAACTACAATCGTTTCTTTGTTAATGAAACTCTTCTTAAAGATCCAAGAGAGTTTCTAGGAACAATGAGACACGAAGGGTGGCATGTTGTTCAGGATTGTATGGGTGGTGGAATAGAAACTTCTTTTATGGCACAGGTTCATCAAGATAATGAAATTCCATCCTGGGTAATGAAGACCACACGACTTGCTTATGAATCTATGGGTCAGAGTCGTGCGGTTCCTTGGGAAGCCGATGCTAACTGGGCAGAAGAACAATCCAATGTAACTGCACAAAAGTTAGAAATGTGTGCTAAAGGTCCATTATGGGAACAGATTCGACCAACACCAATGACAATGGAATGGTTGATTGGTTGTGGATGGATGAAATCACAAGAAGGTTATAAGGAATATACTCCAAATAAGAAATCGGAGTATTGTGTAGAAGGTAAATACTGATGTCTGAGTTTCCGTGGGGAGTATTAATTATACTTGGATGTGGACTCACTTTTGTAGCATATATCATTTACTACATATTAAGGTTAGCAGCATTGGAGATGAAAGATGAAAAACCTAGCAATCATTCTGTCAGCGACAAGTCTGGCGATTAGTGGAGCACTTTGTTATGGTGCTTATGTGACTTATCAAAAAGCACAAAAAATTCTGGACAACCCAGAAGAGTTTGTTGGTGCTGTTGTAGAGAAACAAGTTAACAAAGCATTTGAAAAACTACCTATTCCCAAACTAAATACTGGGAGTATTAAGTTTCCTTTCTGATGTCAAACCAAGACCCATACATATATCGTATTCGAGAAATCCATAAAGTAGTCGATGGGGACACTATTGACGCTGATATTGATTTGGGGTTCGATATATCTCTTACTAAACGGATTCGCCTTGCTGGTATTGATACCCCAGAAAGTCGCACGACAGATACGAACGAAAAGAAATATGGACTTGAATCAAAAGATTGGTTGAAGAAGCGTTGTGAGAACGCAAAGGATATTCTTATCAAGACTGAACTTCCAGACTCTACAGAGAAGTATGGTCGCATCATCGGACATTTGTTTATCAATGGTGAAGAGACTTCACTGAATAACCAGATGATTGCTGAAGGTTATGCCTGGAATTATGATGGTGGAACGAAGAAAAAGAACTTTGCTGAACTGGATGCAAAGCGTAAGAAGTGATTTATTTTAATATCGTAAGATTATTCCTTATTATTTGGAGTGCTCTAATGATTTCTGCTGTAGAATCTGTTGCGATTCGTACAGAAGGACAAGTAGAACTTGATAATGCTAGTAGAGATTCTTATTCTAAAGTTCTTATACTTGCTGTTGGTTCTTTTCTTGGTGATGTTGCATTTAAAATAAAGAATAAATCAAAATAATTGCTTTGAGTGAAACTTCTTATATTGTTCTTTCTTTTCGTTCTTCCCTTCTTTTTTGAGTAACTTATTGACTTTTTTCATAGAAGAAGTTTTTTCAAAAGCAAAATAAACCTGAAGTTCATAAGGAGTAAGATCTCTATTCAAAAGTTTCTTACCCCTTATGAATATCTGCTGAACAATAGGTTTCATTTTACCTACCATCCATTCCACCAAAGATTTGCCAACAATAGCCGCAGCAACAGAAGCAGTAGCAGTGGTGCCAGCAAGCATAACCTGTTCTTTCGGAGGAACTGGAACTTCCCCGATGATTGGTACTTCAATGACGGGTACTCCTAAATTACTAGTTTGTATTGGTTGATCGGAAATATTCCGATCATCTGGGGGGGTTTGAACAACTGGGGGCAGTTGAGGGGTAGGGGTAGTATCTGGAAGTCCTCTGGATTTTTCTTCTTTTTCTTCTTCTTTCTTTTTTTGCTCTGCTCTTACGGCAGCATCAAACTCTTCTTGAGTTGGAACATCGATCACTGGATACTTTATAGTGGTATCTGGCATATTAATAATTGGCATATCAACACTTGGTATCACAGATCGTTCTGCTTTCCTAATTACGGGAGGTTCTATTGTTGGAATAATTGATGGAGCATCAATCCTAGAAGAATTAATTTTTATTGGTTTTATTTCCATTTGCTACATCCTGTACTCTTGGATACTTCACAATAATATCAGCACAAATTTTTGCATAGGGACTTTGTGGATGAAATGAAATTCCATTCTTTAATGCTTCACCACACTTCAAAAGTCTCACAAGTTCAAAGTCAAGTCTTGCCTTATCCGATTCTGCTTGTTGTCTTGAAATTTCTACACGAGCTCTTGCCTTACAAAGTTCTTGTAATGAACCATCTAGAGGAAAATTAAAACCCAAACTTACTCCAAAGTTTCCACTATGAGATTGGTATGATGTTGGGTCTTGATTTCCATTGAAACTTCCCAAAGCAAATGGAGCAACACTCATTGTAGGACCCTGACATGAAACTCCATTACCAAATGTATTCAAGGCATAAGGACCTTGAAGCACCTGAACTGCCTGATTCACAACACTACCTGTTGCTGAAGCACTTGGACCTGCAATATTCGTATTACTTGGTGCTTGTTGTGCTCTTACATAACCTTGTGGTATTATAAATAATAATGTTACTAACCAAGCAGAAATACTATGACTTATGTTTATATCCATAAACGGGGGGGAATTCCCTTTTATGTTGGAATGGGGCAAGGTGATAGATGTATTTCTAAAAAAAGAAGAAATAATTTCCATTTAAATACTTGGCAAAAAGCAGAAGATGAAAATTCATTTCAATATGAAATAATATTTGAAGGAACGAGAAATGAATGTATGGATGAAGAGAGAAGAATGATAAAAATATATGGTAAAAAAGTTGAAGGTGGTTTGTTGTGTAACTTTGCTGATGGGGGGGACGGAGGTAATACTTTGACTGAAAACAATAGGGAGAAATCAAGAGAGTCACATTCTATTGCCTCTAAAAAAATGTGGGAAAATGAAGAATATAAAAAATCACATAAAGAGGGAATGGAAAAGTCTAAAGAACTTATGTCTAAATCTCAAAAAGAAAGATTTTCGAATCAAGAGAATAGGGATATTCACTCACAGAAAACTCAAAAAAGTCATTTTAATTTAAATGAAAGAAAAAAATTATGGGGTTCTCATAATGTTGGAAGAAAGTGGTATCACAACCCATTAACTGGAGAAGAAATATTAACTCATTTTGAGTGTCCAATTGGGTTTATTAATGGGAGAAATAAAACTAAAATGCCAAAAGGTAGGGGGCATAAAAATTATTGAGTGAAGACTGATATAGTATTTGTTATAGAATCTTCCGTAGTTTTTCTGTCTATCCATGTTTCCTTTGCCACTCCAGGAGTCAAATAAGTCTCACTAAATTGGAATGGAGCACCTTGAGTTTGAATTGTGTAATTCATACCAGGAGCAGGAGTTCCTGGTATATTAATGTTGGTGCCAGTGACTGTATAAGATGTTCCAGTAGTATATTCTATTTGCCTGATAGTCTCAATAACTTCAGTGCGTGTTTTAGTCTCAGATGTAATAGTCCCACTGGTGAAGTTGGGAGTTACGGGTCCAGCGTATGAAGGACTTATAACTCCCAGAACTGTAACCAGTCCGAGAGTTATATGTCTCACTTAAATACGCTCAATTCAACGCTACGTTGTGCTGTTCCAGTTGTTCCTGAACCACCCGCAGTAATTGTTGGAACACCAGTTCCGCTTAAAGTACCAGCAAGAGAACCCTTATCTCCACCTAATTGAGTAGTAGAGTTGCTATAAAGGTTGGGAGAAGCAATTGTTCCAGAAGCTGCCGACTGAGAGGTAACATCAACATCTGCAGTAATTGATGTTTCAGAGAAACTAAATGCTTGTCCGTTTGTATTGATACCATAAGAACCTGCTCCACCAACTCCTCCAAGAGTTGTTACATTAATATTGGTGCCTGAAACTGCATATGAGGCACCGACTCTTTCTGATTGTACCGCAGCACCCTGAACATTTAATTGAATTGAGTCAGTGATTTTTGATGTGATTTCACCAGCAAAAGCAGGAGTAGTGAAGAATAACGAAAAGATAAGTGCTAATCTTTTCATTTTTCTAAAAGTAATGTTTGTAACTATTTATTGATGTTATTTTGTTATTTGTCTTTATGTATTATACTATAAATAAATTGAGTTTATTTAATTTTATGACTGAACAACAGGAACATCTTGCGAATCTTGTAAAGCAAGCACAAGACCTATCCCTTGAATTGGAAGGACTTCAAACTAAGGCCACAACAAAAAGAGAACTTTTTTTGAAGGTTCAAGGTGCGATTGAGTATCTTACACAAATAGGTGTGACTCTTCCACAACCAGAACCACAACCAGAAGAAATTCCACTCCCAGAAGCAGAATAATTTACGGTCCCCGAAAGGGGACTTTTTTATGCTTGACACCAGAAGCAGACCGTAGTATGATAAATAGGTAAACAAATGTTACGAATTCCTCATAATTCTTAACATTGTTAAACACCCATTAACCGGGACCTATGGGGTGTATAAAAACGTCTCTCATCTTACCTTCACTTGAGGGTAGTGAAGGAAATCAGTAAACGAGTAATCCCTATACTCATACTTATTTCTTTTTAAAGTAAAATGACTGCTACAATTGCACAAAGACAATCTACTAACTCCTGGGAACAATTTTGCCAGTGGGTTACTTCAACGAACAACCGCCTTTATGTTGGTTGGTTCGGAACTCTGATGATTCCTACACTGCTTGCTGCTACTGTATGTTTCATCGTCGCCTTCATTGCCGCACCTCCGGTGGACATTGATGGTATTCGTGAACCTGTTGCTGGTTCACTCATGTACGGAAACAACATCATTTCTGGTGCTGTTGTTCCTTCAAGCAACGCAATCGGACTTCACTTCTATCCTATCTGGGAAGCAGCAAGTCTTGATGAATGGCTCTATAATGGTGGTCCTTACCAGTTGGTAGTCTTCCACTTCCTCATTGGTGTCTTCTGCTATATGGGTCGTGAGTGGGAACTTTCTTACCGTCTTGGTATGCGTCCTTGGATTATGGTTGCTTACAGTGCTCCTGTTGCTGCTGCGACTGCCGTATTCTTGGTCTATCCTTTCGGTCAAGGTTCTTTCTCTGATGGTATGCCTCTTGGTATCTCTGGTACGTTCAACTACATGCTTGTGTTCCAGGCAGAGCACAACATCCTGATGCACCCATTCCATATGCTTGGAGTTGCTGGTGTCTTCGGAGGAAGTCTTTTCTCCGCAATGCACGGTTCTCTTGTGACTTCTTCACTGGTTCGTGAAACAACTGAAACTGAATCGCAGAACTATGGTTACAAGTTCGGTCAAGAAGAAGAGACTTATAACATCGTTGCTGCTCACGGTTATTTTGGACGCCTTATTTTCCAATATGCTTCCTTTAATAACTCACGTTCACTGCACTTCTTCCTTGCTAGCTGGCCCGTTGTAGGCATCTGGTTCACTGCTCTTGGTGTTTCTACGATGGCTTTCAATTTGAATGGCTTTAATTTCAACCAGTCAATCGTTGATAGTCAGAACCGTGTAGTTAATACCTGGGCTGATGTTCTGAATCGTGCTGGACTCGGACTCGAAGTGATGCACGAAAGAAATGCACATAATTTTCCTTTGGACCTTGCTGCTGTTGAGAACACACCTGTGGCCTTGACTGCTCCAACCATCGGTTGAGTTTCTTAAAACAGAATTCTTCACGAAAGAGACCTTCGGGTCTCTTTTTTTATGCTATAATGTATAAATAGTTCCACACCAAACTTCCATACCATAATGAAAACTTGTAGCAGATGCGGAGAAACAAAAGAACTTGATAGTTTCTCTAAAAGAAGTGGTAGACCTTCTGGAGTTCAATCAAAGTGTAAGGATTGTGAAAGGGAGGTTCGTAGGCAATATTATAAGACCCACGAATACGCCAGGCGCAGATTTAAACTTACAGAGGACCAATATAATGACCTGATGAGTAATGAAAATTGCAAAACCTGTAGAGAAAAAATGGGAAAAAAATGTATTGACCATTGCCACTCCACAAATAAAATACGAGGTGTTCTCTGTAATAATTGCAATACTGCTCTGGGTCTCATAAGAGACAATAGACAAACCCTACAAAATATGTTACAATACCTGGACAACTAACAAAAAATTATGATTACCAAAGAAGGATTTATTCAAGCAACCAATCTAGCACCTGAAAATGCAGAAAAAATCTATCAAGAACTTAATGATAGGTTTAATGGGGATTGGGATAAGGCATCTGACTACCTTAAAGATTTGGTTGCATATTTACAAAAGCACTATTTACAAAAGCACCAATAAGACTATGAAATTACCTATAAGTAAAAAACTAGAAGAGATACTCAGAGACCCTGTTGCAAGTAAACAATTACGAAAAGCATTGACAGGAGAAGGTGATGGTAAAATTACAGTAAATGGAAAGACTTATAAATTAAATAAAGATGCTTTTTATTGACATAAGACTCCCAACTCTGTTAAGATAGTCATAAACAATAAGATATTATGTTTACACAATTTACACAAGAACACATCACGGAACTACAAAAGTGTAAGGAAGACCCAGTATATTTTATCAACAATTATGTGAAATTTGATCATTTTAAAGATGGATTGACTGGTATTAAATTATATGAACCACAAGAGAAACTCATCAATAAGTATCACACCAACCGCTTTAATATTCTGAAGGCACCCAGACAGATAGCAGGGAAATCTTCAACTGCAATTTATTATATACTTCATCAAATTATATTTCAAGATTATGGAAATGTTGGAATATTTTCACATCATCGAAAGCCTTCAATACACCTTTTAGACCGACTTAAAGTTTCATATGAAAACTTACCAAAATGGATGCAACAGGGTGTTATAACAAACAATAGAACCACATTTGAATTGGAAAATGGTTCTAGAGTTATTGCAGCATCTATTTCATCATCTACTGCTAGGGGACAAGCGTTTAGTCTTATATTGTTAGATGAGATTGGAAGTAGTTCTTATACTAAAGTGAAAGATTTCTTTGATTGCGTATTTCCTACAATTGTCGCAGGTAAGTTGGCAAAAGTTATTATCACTTCAACTAAAGATTACTACGAAAAGAGTTATTTCACTAAAATCTGGAAAGACTCTGAAGATGGGAAGAACGACTTTGTAAGAACAACAATCAAGTGGTATGAGATTCCAGGAGCAGAATAATATGAGTCATAATACCCAAAACGAACCTATGCCTAACTGGATAATCTGGGCAGGCATAGGACTTATGATATTCACAATACTTTGCTTTGTCTTACTGACTGTTGGGATGATTTATGAATGAGTAGAAACACTCATTGACCTCTTTTGTAAAGTATTGTAAACTAAATATGAGAAATGACAATGGAGACTATGGTTTCTTCTACACTTTCACAACCTATTTCACAAAGGGGGTGGTTCGATGTCCTGGATGACTGGCTTAAACGAGATCGCTTTGTCTTTGTGGGTTGGTCTGGATTACTTCTTTTTCCCACTGCTTATTTGGCCATTGGTGGCTGGCTTACTGGCACAACGTTTGCTACAAGTTGGTACACCCACGGGTTGGCGTCTTCTTACCTTGAGGGTGCTAATTTCCTCACGGCAGCTGTGTCAACGCCTGCTGATGCTATGGGTCATTCTCTTCTTCTACTTTGGGGTCCTGAGTCTCAGGGGGATTTCGTCCGCTGGGTCCAACTTGGGGGACTCTGGCCTTTTGTGGCACTCCACGGGTCTTTCGCTCTGATTGGATTTATGCTTCGTCAGTTTGAGATTGCTCGTCTGGTCGGTATTCGTCCTTATAATGCAATCGCATTCTCTGGTCCCATTGCAGTATT